ACGGGATTTTGAATAATAATGCCATCACCAATTACAGCAAGCAAGAAACACGGCGTGTTGATTGGGTGTTCGGTGTTGAATATGGAGAAGAAATAGGGAAAGTAAGGGCTGTTATACAGCGAATTATCAAAAACGATCCACGTATATTGGATACACCTGCCCCACTTATTGCTCTTTCCACATTAAATGCGAGCAGCGTTGATATTACCGTCCGTGTCTGGGTAAAAGCCAGCGATTATTGGAGTGTGTTATTTGATATTAACGAGATTGTATATGATACATTCAATAAAGAGGGTATCAATTTCCCATTCCCACAGCTTACGGTTCATCAAACAAGTTCAAAATAAATATTGTGCATGAATTGCAGTTTTGTATCTTTGTAAGACCAAATTTAAAATTATCGTTTACAATCAACATTGATTTGTAGAGTGATTAGTAATCACGTACAATTTTGAGTTTTAAGTTAACCAAAACTTAAAAACATTCTTGTAAGACTGACCCTCTGGGATAGATCGTCAGCTTAAAATCATCTTCTCCCACAAACATTGCAGTTTCCTCTTCCCTATTCTTTTATAAAACCAAATCAATTTAGTTATGGAAGAAAAGAATTTAACATTAGAGCAAGAAAATGTAATTAAAGAAAAAGCGAAAAAGCTGAAAACTGAAGGCAAGTATCGCAAGGTGTTCCCGATGGTGGTGTTCGGTGACACGGAGTCAGGCGAAAAGGAATTTTATGTAGCTTACATGAGAGAACCGAATTTCCCGACATTCTCCAAGTTTATGGCCGCATCCAAGAAGGACGAGGTACAAGCCATGAGGACTTTGGCAAAGGATTGTTTCTTGGACGGTGACAAGGAACTGATCGACAACGAATCATTGTTCCTCTTCGGTTTGATGGGACAGCTTTCGGAAGTGATTTCTACTCGCCAATCTACCATCGTAAATTTTTAAATGACTGGGTGGTAAAGGACGACCAGCGCATCCGGCAAAGGTGCATCTATATTCGTCATTACTTTCCCGGTGTGGATTTGGATAGTCTCTCGGACGAGGACTTTGCAATGCTATCGGAAGACGCTCTTTGGTTGCATGAGCAAATGCTCATTTCTAAGGCTTCCAATGCGCTTCTTGCTTAATTCTATATATAATAAAGCCCTTTACTGAAAATCGCTTCGGTAAAGGGCTTTTGTTGTTCTGTTATGGGAGAAATTAAAAACGATAAGCGAATCCTAAATTGAATACGGCCTGATCGAAATCGCTGACCAGTTGATAGCGTAATTCAAAATTCATAATCCAATTGCTTGTCAGTGCAAAGTCGGCTCCACCACCAATATTCACTCCTACTCGACATTCATTGTGGTGATCGTCACCTTTGTCTATATGGACATGATCTCCATCAACCTCAATATCCAGCCCGTCTCCCAAATCAAACATCCAATTGGAAAATGTAAAGCCGAATAAGGGATACAGCTTGACGCTTCTGCCCACAGGACATAAATAATGGAGGTTCATGTTTATGTCTAACATACTGACATTGTCATTTTCTATAAAGTAATTCAAAGACGGTT